AATCTTGGTAAGTTTGTTGTATCGAGTATAGTTAAATCTTGTTTATCAAATGCACCTTGTTCAAGCAATGATAATGAAGTGTAATATTCTAGATTATTAACTCTAGAGTCTATATTACCAATATCTCTCATTGTATATCTACGATTGTTTACATATTGAACCTCGATATCGTTTGCATCAGCTAAGAAAGCAGGAGTATCTAATATATACAAAGTCATTGATTCATCTAAAGCTTTAGGTTTAATTGGATTTGTATCAGGTTCACCTTGAACAACACTAAATGTTCTGTTTTTATTTAAAATTACTCTATCAATTCTAGGTAAATAATAAGCAAAGTCTAAAATCATTGCAGCACCATTCTGTATAACTTTTGGTCCTGTTGTTGTAGAATCAACATCAAATACTACTGTTTCACCAGTTGCTGCGGTTGCATCTTTACGAACTGGTCTAAAGTCAATAGAATCTCTTAACTCATAACTAGTACCTGTTGATGGTGATGTAAATACTGGAATTGTTCCGTATGTTGGATAAGAATCAACTGTAAAGAATCCTGCACCTGATGATGAATAATGATTATATCTTACAACTAGCGGACCATTAGGTGCTATTTGACCAGGTTTTAGTTTAATATTTCCATGGTCATAGAATGAATCTTTTTGTCCTTTATCTAATGTATAACGAACAGTAACATCTGTATAGTCAGCAGGAGTATTAGAAACTGCACTACCATTAAAATCATAAACACTAACTAGTTTATCAATATCAGAAACATAAAGTGTTTGTGCTGTATCTGGAGTTTTAACAACTTGAGCAGCTGCAATTGTTGTTTGACCTGAAGCAGTATAAACAATATTACCAGCACTAATAGTTTGACCACCACTAGTTTGAACAGCTGTGGCAGCTGAAACTAGTGTTTTTGTTTTTGCAGGACTACCAGATGCTAATGTGAAATTAATAGTCGCAGTCACATTTGCTGTCATGTTTGCTGCACCAGCAACTGTAATCTTTTTAGCAGTCGTGTCTACAGTTGTTATATCGGTGACTGGTATTACTTTACCAACTGCCTTACCAGAAGTGCCAGCAACTGTAACCACAACTTCATAGTTTGTTGATTTTGCAGCGTCTGTAGCTGCCGTTGGAAGTGATTCTCCTGAGCCTAATGCTAATGCTGGAGAAACTCCAGAAACAAATGATTGTGCTGGATATAATCTCTTATATGAATATGAGAAATCTGCAATTGAATTTTCAGAAACAAAATTTTCACCTGTTGCTATAATAGGTGGCGTAAATGCAGTATCTGATAAGAATGTATCTTTGTTTATTTTAGCATTGTCTTTTGACCTATCTTGTACATCTAATGAATTCTTTTTAGTTACACCAGTATATGTTGCTAATGACTCAATCTCGCCAACACCAAAGTCAATTGAGAATACTGAATTAGTAGTTAGTGTTGCAATAAATGGGTCTTCAGCAGCAACAGTAATACTATTAGTTGCAGCGGTGTATCCAGTAATTACTTTAGCAGCTTCATTTGCACCGGGTCCTGCTGTTATTTTTACAGTTGCACCTTTGTAAGCATCATCTGTATGTGGGAAGTTTCCGTTTGCTGTGCCAATTGTAAATGTTGTAGCATTCGTTCTTGCTACAACTTCACCTGTAATAGAATTATTAACATTAACATCCATTAAGAATGTTTTATATGTGTATGTATCAGAATTTGCAGCAGTTGTAGCAGTGTCATATAATGTTGAAATTGTTCGTGCAGTACCAATTAAAGTATTTGCAATACAAGGCGCTGATGTTAAATTTTGACTTGCAACAGGAACACAATATAAATTAATTGTTGATAGGTCATTTATTGCTAATGAACCAGTATGTTTGGTTGTGTATAAAAAGTTACCATAATCGCCTGATAAATTTTTATTTTGAACTGTTTCTGTTGTTCTTGGTTTAGCAATAGTTATTACTTCTGGTGCAATAGTTTCATATTCATAACCATAAACATAAGCTTTACCGGGAGATAGTGTAATATCTAGATTAGCAGTATTAGTTGTGTTAGTTGCTAATGATAATTTAAATGGTCTAACAGTATAGTTACCTGATTCATCAAAAGTTCTTCTTGCTAATGTATCTTCTAATACTGAATAAATTGGTGTTGTATAATGTCTTGTCAATTCTCCCATTTCAACACGACCTAGTTCAATGAACTGAGTTACATCTGTTGAAGTGAGTGCTCGATTTACTAGAGTTAAATCAATTTTAAATCTGTCTGAGCCTGGTGCTTGATAGTTAGAAGCATTTTGTGCTGGGTCTAATAAACTAGTATCTTGTGTTGACTTTATAATTGATTCTGAAACTATAAAACCAATTCTTGCATTAGCTGTTGTGCTAGAATATTTTGATGTTGCTATTGTTTGAGGAGCGGTCTTAATAAAGAATCCATCATAGTAATAGAATCCTTCATCTACAGAAAATACTTGTCCTGTACCAGCGCCTGAAGTTGCTACATTAGCAGCAGTGAATGAAGTTTCATTAGTTATGATAGTATCGGCAGCTGCAAAAGGAGTGCCATAAAGTTGTTTAACTAAAAGTGTTTTTGGGTCACCTGTACCAGCATCTGCATCAAAAACTTTAATAACTTCTGCACGCTTAGTTGGCAGAGCAATGTTATCTACAATTGTTTTACCAATAAAATTGTTGGCAGTAACAGCTGTGCCGGCATAATCTGTATTTAATTTAAGAGATGTGACATCTTGTAAGTATGTGGTACCGCCAGTAACAACGGACCCATTCTCAAAAATATGATTACCAAATTTTTCAATTTGTTTTTGTAGAAGAGTTTGTGATTGAGTTAATTCACGAGCCTGAACAGCAAATCCAGGTTTAAACAACATTCGAAGAAACTTTTTATCCTCACTGAAGTCATCGTAGTAAGGGCTTACATTAAAATTGGTACTAATTGTCATCTATTCAAGTTCCTCTGTTAAAATCGTATAACTAATTTAATATTTTCTGCCTGACCGTCTGTTCGGTCTGTTTTGACAGCGTTTTCTGTATAAACAATATCACCAGAATATGGTTCAAATTCTGGATTAACACTAGTAATTACTGTTCTTGAACTTCCCGAGGTAGCGCCTATTAAAGGAAGACCAATTGTTAATTTTCCTTTAACTCTCGTAAGCCATAATTCATTGTTTTCTTGATAATTTAAATAACCAAAAAATGTTGCAGTAGTAGCTGAACTGCCCTGATAAACATATTCATTTAAAGTATATACTGTGCCAGCAATCACCGTCAATGTTGTTGCTTGTTTTATAACTGAATTTGCAGTTGAGTGGCTAACTGCCGATGTATTGCTGTATTTATGCGGATTAATCAATAAACCAACCTGTCTAAATGAAGTAGTTGGTGAAATTAACCCACCTTCTGTTGAATCTATTTCTCCAAGTCTGATTGTGTTCATTACATTTCCTGCACATAACTCACTACCAGGATTATATGCATGGCCATATTTTGGACCAATTATAACACGAGCAGTTGCTGATGAGCCTGAACCGTATATAGCTGCGTTTGCAGTTGAATATCCAGTACCAATAGTTGATACTGTTATTTTGGTTATTTTGCCACTAACTAATGTAGGACTTGCAAGAGCGCCGACTCCATCGCCATCGATAGAAACTCTAGTAGATACTGTTATATTATTTCCTGTGTGGCCACCGTTTGCTGTGGCGCCGGTTGAGAGTAATATTGTATTATTTGCAGGAGTAATTGCTTTGATAGTTGCTCCTGTGAAAATGCCAGTTCCTGACACGGTCATATTTGCAGATATGTTTGTTGTATTTGCCAAAGTAATTCTTGTACAACCAGTTAAAAAGGCAGTAGCAGTTACAATACTATCGACATAACCAGAACCTGCATTAGTCATAGTTACTGTAGTTAATTCTCCATCAACTACACCAGTATTATTTACTCCATAATCTAATTGACTTGTTGAAGTCGGTGTTGGCATAAAGTTAGTAGTTAAGAATTTATTTGAAGGTTTAACATTGTACATATACTTCCACAAATAACCATCAGCAGTAGATATATTACCATTAGATGTTGTATAATCACCAGTTGGTTCTACGGTTGAACTAGCAGTGTTAGCTAATGTAGATGTGTTATTAGATAGGCACTTATAGACATTTTTCTGAGATGTAATTACATACATCGGTTGAACGCCTCTTGTTGTATTTGCTGAAACTAGAGTGTTGGCATCCGTAGTGTCATCAAATTGAATATATTTATTACCAGTTGCCCAAGTAATTTTTGGAATAACTAATTCAGCATCGCCACCAGTAATCTTCTTGGCTGCATACATGTTATCCCATGTAGCCTTCTCTTCAAAACTTGAATCAACTAAAGCAGGTGGTGATGATTCATTTGGCCATGGTACACTATTACCAATAAAGATATATATTACCGGGTCTGTAGTAGATGCAGATTGTTGAGAATCACGCCAAAGTTTAGCGTTCTGATATCCTGTTTTTTTCTTTGTAATTTGGGTCATTGTATTCTATTTATGTCTGTAATATAACGGTCTGTACATTTGCTGAATTAGTAAATGCGGCAGTGACCGATAGGTTAGTGGGACTATTAATAGCGTTAATAATTCTAATTTCATTATTAACTGCAATTTTAGCACCGATTGAGATAATACTTGATGATGTTGCTACATTAAAATTAGTATTACTACCAAGTACATATACTGATGTTGCTGCAACATTCACTAAACCTGATAGTGTTTTTTGAGTTGCAGGTGAATATGTTATTGTTGGAGGTACAACATTTGCTTTGAAATTCAAATCAGCAAATTGATTATATCCAGATGGATGTAATAAGTCTCTTAATACTTTCTTGTATTTTGTAAATTCAGTGAGTGAAGATGTTACATAAGAAAAATCTGTATAGTAACGAGCATCAGCTAATCTTCTTTCACTAGAAGATATAATAGAATCTGATGTTGTCCAACGACCAGGGAATGATGAATAAACTGATTCAATCTCAGCATTAGCAGTGGCAAGTCCGTTACCAGAACCAGTTAATACAACTTGTGGTATAAATGAGTAACCAGTACCACCTGAAGTTATATCGATTGCAACAATTTCACCTGGCGTCTCTGTACCAATAAATGGTGTCAGTGTAGAATTATCACTCATTAATGCATCAGTAACCAATGTAGCTGAACTTCCTGTAGTTGTTGCAATTGTAAGTGTTGGTAAAGCAGCTGCATTATAATTTTGGCCACCTAAAGGAAAAACTCCATATCTTCCAACTTTTAAGTTGTTTTGACTAGCAATTGTACTTCCACCTTCAAAGAATAAATTAGTATTTACAGCAGCCGAAGTAGCTGAAGCTATAGATGCAATAGTTCTAGTTTGATTTCTAACAATTATTTTATCACCAACTCGAACATCTGTACCAAATGTAGTTCCTGTTCCAGTCAATGTAACTGAATTGTTTGAGATAGCTACTGTACCAACAATACGAGATGGTTGTATTTCTACCTGTGTGATTGTTCCACCAGAGCCAATTGCTTTAACAGCTGCAGCTGCACCTTGACCATCGGTGCCTACTGGATTTGTAAATACAATATCATCACCAATTTTATAACCCGAACCAGCACCTGTAATTTTAATTTTTCCAACTGATTTATATGGTTTAATACTAAATGAAGAAGAGCCTGCGGAATATAAAGCGCCTTGAGGAATTAAAGTTGGAGATACAGAAGTTGCTGTATTAGAAAACAAAATAGCTACATTTGTAATTGGTCCTAAATTAGTCATTGTCAATTCTGTTAATGCATCAACAATAGAAGTAGCTGCATTTTGATTAGTAATTACGGTTGATGGAAAACCATAATCAGAAGCATTTATTAATACGGAACTATATGTTGATATAATATCATTACTAACTGTGTATGTATTAGATGTTGAATTTGCTACACCTGTCGTATCTACAGAACCAATAGCAAGGTCTAATATTAAAGGTGCAATACCAGAAACAAATATATCACCACCATTTACAAATCCAGCACCTCCTTTAGTTGCATCGACTCTATTAATATATCCTTCAATAACATCAGAAACGGCAGCACTCGCACCAACAGTTGCACCACCTCCTGTAATTGGAACTTGGTCACCAACATTATATGATGAGCCGCCAGTAATAATATTAATTTTATTTACGATTGAAAATGTATCAGCTGAAATTGTAATCAAATTTCCATTAGCATCAAATACATCTGTTGTAACTTGTTCACCTTGAGTAAATGTGCCAACCAGAGTTTTACTATTAATGAATAATTGGTAAGGGAAACCAAGAGTGAATGTATCTGTAATAATTCTTTTTGTAGCTCGCTCTATAATTGCTGTTGCACCTGATTGCACACCTGTTACTTTTCTATTATTTAATATAGAAGCCTCGAAGTTAAGATAAACAACTTTAACTTCTACACCAACTGCCGGTGCAGTTGAGAATATTATTTTTTTAGTTTCTTTACGAATATAGAAATTAGTAACATTAACTTGTGCAACGCCATTAACAGTAACAGTAAGTTGTGAAGCTAAAGCCTCTTGTGCTAAGATAAATGTTTTAGTTGTTCCATCTCCAACATAAGTGCTTCTTATATCAGTTTCAACTTTAAGAACATTATCAATAACCCATTTACCATCTGATGCTTTTAATATATTATCTTTTGGTAGAACGATATCAACTTCATCATTGAATAACATTCTGAAGAGAAGTTTAAATGACTTTTCATTACCCTTTGCAAGGTAAAGAGGTAAAACATTTTTAATTAAAAACTCTTTATCAACTTTAATATCTCTAGGTAAAAGAGTTGCAAACGAATTAAAGAAACTAGACTCAAATTGTGCAATTGCATGGTCAACATCATTAACATTTTGTAATGATTTAGATTGAGTTGTTAAATCATTAAGTTGAGTACCTTGTTTAGTTTCAAGAAACTCATAATAAGCTTCAAGGAAAGTAATGAATAGAGGATAGTCTTCACGAACAAATTCGGGAAGTTGTCTATTAACCAGTATAGAAGTTTTGTCGTTCAGATGTGCCATTAGGTCGCTTTAGTTAGTGTTGTAACAATCGATGTTACATCATCTGTATCAATTGAAATAATTGTATTTTTAGATGATTCTATAATACTATCTTCTGATTCAATAGTCAATCTTATTGTATCATCCACAGATGATACGGCAGTAATATTAATTTCATTTATGTTAATACGACCTGTCTCGTAATTAATTTCACCAGCAGTCGCATCTACAATTTGTCTTTCTGCATTAGCATCGTAATAGATGGTTCTTAATAATCCAGTTTTTGCATCAATCACTCCTGTGCCTGTAGCACCAAAACCACCACCACCTGTGATTGTTACAATTGACCTTGTGTAATCAATACCACGATTTATTATTAAAATAGATTGAACTACGCCATTAACAACAACGGCTTCTGCAGTAGCGCCTGTACCATCACCAGTAATTGTTACTGTTGGTGTTGTTGTATATCCTGTACCAGGATTTGTTATACTAATTGAAGAAACGCCTGAGAATGATTGTGCTATTTCTTCTAGAATAACTGAGCGTGTAGTAGCAGTAGAATCTAATACATTAAACTCTGTTGAAGTTAAACGATTAGTAAGTGTGCCACGCTGTAGAGGAATATCAAAATCAATTTCATAACTTAAAGCAGACCCAACAGTTGGAGTAAATCTCTTCTGAGCACGAACTAGTGTTTCACAACCAACGATTGCATTTTTTTGAACATTGTCAATATCAGTTTCAAGTTTTGACCTAATAAACTTAGCATCAAATTTATCTAGATTAACATTCTTATAATTAACCACTGCATTTCTAATTAATAATTTTAATGCATCTTCAGATAGTGTTGTTTTTGTAGCAGTATATTCTATGTCAGCTTCAACCATTAGATATAGAAATTGTGGGTCTAATATTTGAGCTGAGACTGCAACGATAGCTTTTGGATTAATTATTTCATTAATAATTCTTGCCTTTTCTGTCTCTGAAATATAATAATTTGCTTTTGGTTTTAATGAAACAAATACTTTACCATAAACTGGTGGGTCATTATCTTCTCCACCCCAAACTGATATAGATGATATGTCTGGATAATTATTAGTAATATATGATTCATAATCTTTAAATGAAACTAAACGATTCTGTGATGAAAATTGAGCAGCAGCTGAATATTTAATAGCATCAACAGTTTCTCTTTCTGCTCCACCAGCAGCCGCACTGATTGGAGATATTACAAAGGTATTTAATGATTCACTCAATGAATCGGAGACAGATGAAGTAGCCACAAAGTTATTTGCTTTATTAACTGCAGCTCCATTAGTTACAACATAATTAGCTTTAACAACAGCACCATCAGGTAACGCTTTACCAACTACATCATTACCAAAGTAAATTTCATATTTACCATTCTTCTCTTCTTGTAAGAAGAAAACTTCTGATGCTGGTCCAATATCTAAAACTTCCGTAACTTTATTATAAACAGTTGTTGATGTATTAGAAGCTGATTGTTGTATTGAAACTGAAATAGTTGTTGTGTCTACGCTACTATCAGGTAACACAAATATTGATTTTGGATTAGTTGCAGAATTATGAGTAAACACATAAGTTACATATTGCCCTTCAAATAATGAAAGGTCTTCTATTAGATATGAATTATCTGCTTTTGTAACAGTCGTATCATTTAATACAATAAAGTTATAAGCTTTGTTGTCTATCTGTTCAGATAAGAATGAAAATCCAGCAGGTAATGTTAATGTGCCTGGATTAGCATTTCCTGAATTAGCTTTAAAGTTAATTGTTGCAACTGAAGAGCGTGTAGAAAATGGAGTATAACCTAAAGTCTTGGCATGTGATACTGCAGAATCTCTTAATATTGCAGTGTCTAAAAACGCCTCATTGGCAACCATGTTTAGATAGTAAGCATTGTAATGTGTATTATATGCTAAAATATCTAGAAGTGTTGATAATCCTGAACCGGTAAAGTCGTAATCAGTAAAGGCTGTTTGTGCATTTAAGTAGGTTTGTAAATTCGCCTTAATCGTGTCGAAGTCTAGCTCCGTTATTTTTAATCTATCTGAAGCCATGTTTATCTAACTCTCTCTAAAAAGAAGTTTATTGTGATAGGACTTGTATTGTTTAATACAAAAAATTCAAGTTTCATTTTATATCCATTTTGGTCGGGAGAAGCAGATGCTGTTACTTTATGCACTCTTGCTCGTGGTTCAAAGTTGGTTATTGTTTCTTCAATTTCTCGTTCTATATTTGCTGCTGTTATAGAATCTAAATTATCAAACAATAATCTACGAATATTACTTCCAACCTCTGGTTGAAATGGTCTTTCATAGTGATTAGTTAATACGAGATTCTTAATAGAATTACTAATTGCTAATTCATTGAGAAGTATATTAACATCTTTCTTGACTGGATGTAGTTTGAAGTTCAAATCTAAATCTGAGAAAGTTCTATTTGTTTTTATAGTTACAGTAGCCATGTTCTATTTATATCAACCTCCAGCAAAAACATTGGTAGAACCTTGA